ACCAACTTTCATCCCTGGAAAAGAACGATATTCCACTATTGTTCTTCCCACTGGACACAGAACAATATGGCACTGACAATCATGGAATAACCTTCCATGCGATGGAGTATGGGCGAGAAAATAGAAATTCCAATTCTACTGCCAGGGCCGCCGCTCGAATCAGACTACCAGTACCAGGTAACCTCCAGACAGGATACAGCGTTCAACATGGTGATACCGAGATAGGCGCCATTGGTAATGCTCTTGCAGATGATCCTGCCGTGGGCGCGGCGCTGAACCAAGCTCTTACAGGCGATGGCACAGGCGCACTTGAAACCTCGATGAATATCGATGTTGCAGGAGCCGCAGAGGGCGCAATAGGTCGCCTTGTTACCAACATTGTCCAGGGCGCTGGTAACGCCGTGGGCGTGAAAGCCGTCGAAGCAGCCCAACTCCAATCAGGAATGGTCATTAATCCCCATCTTGCGTCTATGTTTCAAGGAGTTGGGTTCAGGAACCATACGTTCTCATACGACTTTGTGGCTAAGGATGCGTCTGAATCAAAGGTATTGCGGGATATCATTTACGTTATGAAATATTGTATGCACCCGGGATTGACCCACGGTGGCAATACATTCACGTTTCCTTATGAATGGAAGCTGAAATTCTCTGAGGAAATCAAACATTACCTCTATGATTTCACCACATGCGTCCTGACCAGTTTCACCGTATCCTACAACGGACAGGGTATTCCCACATTCTTTGAAGATACAAAAGCTCCAGTAAACATCAAGATGGACTTTTCGTTCAAGGAGACCGAGATTATCACAAGGGAGCGAATCGATAGCGAACATCGCCATGCTGGACTTGTTGTGTCGAACAGTCAGAGAATAAAAATTGAAGCTGGTCACGCGCAAGACGGTGAAGGTATAACCTAATGTCCAATTATTTCTCACATTTCCCAAAGACAACATACGACATAAGCGGTAATGGTCTATCCGACTCGGCAGTTGATATCTGTCGCAGGTTTGCAATCAAATTCGTGGTTGACAAAAGAGTTATCGAGATATACACATATGTAATCCGTGATGGTGATCGTCCTGACATAATCGCAGCCAAGTATTATGGCAGTTCCAAATATGATTGGATTGTCATGATGATCAATAATATCTATGACGTAAACTATGATTGGCCCTTGACCCAACAAAACTTCAAGCAATTCATCATATCCAAATATGGTACAGTGGCAGCGGCTCAAGCAGCCGTTCATCATTACGAGCAGATCATCCGTGCGGAACAATGGAATGCCACTGGTCTTCACCTACCAGAACTTGTGGTAGAGGTCGATTTAACCACCTACACCGCACTCGGTACGTCCGATCGAAAGAGTATAACCTCATACACCTATGAGAAAGAATTGAATGACAGCAAGCGGACCATCAATATTATCGATGAGAAGTATGTGGATGAGATAGTGGCCAAAGCAAGGACTATGTTCGATAATGGCTAGTGAAAAGCACATCCAGAGTGGAGATGTAACCTTACATGATATTTCCATAACAGCCGTGAATGGTGAAGTCTATAAGGTCAACCATATCAAGGCTGAGTTGAATATCTATGAGGATATCGCCAATGCATTCTTATACGGTAACGTGGTTGTTCACGATGCCCTCAACCTGCTTATGGGATTACCTATCACTGGGCAGGAGACTATCGATATTCACTTCCAACTCCCTGGTGATGTAGGTAGTACAATTCAACAGACTTTCAACGTATACAAGATAACGGACTTGAATAACGACGAATCATTATATGCCCGAAACTATATCATCCATTTCGTTTCCCGTGAGAGTTACAAAGATAGCCAGAAGAAAATTCAACAGGCATTCGTAGGTAAATCCGTATCGGATATAGCCACCATCATCTTCAATACCCACCTCAAAATAGACAAACCTCTTGTGATTGAGGCTACATCGGCCGTTCACAATCTGATCATTCCGCATTTATCGCCCAAGGAAGCTCTTCAATGGTTAGCTAAACGCGCATATTCAGCCACGAACCGATCGTCCAATTACATGTTCTGGGAAGACCACGACCAATTCAATTTCAGGACGGTTGATAGCCTGATCGGACGCACGGACTTTGATCACCAATATTACTATTCTCCAGCTAGTGCGATAATTGATAAAGAGCAAGGGAAGCGCCAACATTCAATCATTGAGAGATTTGCCATCGCCAAGACCACAGATGTACTGGCTAATCTATCAAGAGGCATGTACCGATCTGATATGTTAGTCCATGATATAGTACGGAAGACCTACAAGAAATACGAGTATGATTACGATACGGATTTCGCTGATCCCGTGCATAGACCAAAGCATCTTGAATACCATACGATGCATAACCAAGATCAATCCGACTTCATTACTGGTGCGAAAGCCGACTATTTCTTAGGTACATCGTATCGTCGGGAATTCGCAACTTATGCGAATTTAGACACCTTCACTAAACCTCACATGATGGAAGTATTCGTCCAGAAACGAGACTCCACGTTTGTTCGATTTAACAACTTCGTGGCCACTGTGGAAATACCTGGTGATTCGTATAGAAAGCCTGGTGATGTCATTTACATCGACATGCCCAATCCATCTGGTCTTGATACAAGCATCGATAAATATGATAAGTATTACACTGGCAAGTTTCTTGTAACGCAAGTCCGTCACAAAATAACAGGAACTGTCTTTACAACCGTACTCCAAGTAATAAAAGAATCGTTTGATGAGGAAATAGATTAATATGCTTACATTCAGTGAGAAGGAAGAGTTAACCTTATATGAGGAACAGAAATACCTTGAGGAAAAACTGATTATGTTAAATCAAGGTAAGAGACATGGGCAAATCGTGTTTATGGCAGGTGGTGCCGCTTCTGGTAAAGGTTTTGCAGTCAAGAATTTCCTTGAAGGCGATAAGTTCAAAATTCGCGATGTAGATCAACTAAAGGTTGCGTTTGCGGACCTTGACCGCATTCAACGAACTGGAAAGACGAAGGCAGGCAATCCAACAAAACAAAAGGGCTTCAAAACTGGTAAAGACTTAGACAAGCTCGATTTTAGTAAGGGTAAAGACGTTTTCATACTCCACGCAACTATCAAAAACCTCGGTGTATCCTCAAAGCAACTTGATCTTCTCTTGAAGGACATGAGTACAAACAGAAAGCCTAATATCCTCTTCGACGTAACAGCCAAATCTCCAGATGTCCTTGTCGATATCTCAACCAGATTGATAGAGTTGGGTTATGAGAAAAAGAATATCCATATCGTATGGGTATTGACCAACTACTCGGTTGCTGTTAAGGCTAATGCTGAACGGGAGCGAGTGGTGCCTGATGATATTCTTCTCAAAACACATGAGGGTGCCGCAAGAACAATGTTCCAGATCGCCAAAACAGGTAAAATGCCTGCTGGGATAGACGGCGAATTCCATGTGATTCTAAATAATCATGAGAATACCATATTCTTCGAGGACACGCTCCAAGAGAAAACTATCAAGTCATTCTCCTCAATTCGCCTGAAAAAAGCAGGTAAAGCTATGGAACAAGGCGCATTACAATCCCAGCTCCATCAATGGATCAAAGACAACGTGCCGAAAACCGCCTTCACTGCCAAAGAGATGGATATCTAATATGTTCATGGGTACTGACGGTTTCGTATGGTTTCAAGGCGTCGTAGAAGATCGCGCAGATCCTCTTATGCTCGGGCGGATCCGTGTCCGCTGCCTTGGTTGGCATACCGACGATAAAAACCTAATACCGACGGCTTCGCTCCCATGGGCACATCCGATGGCACCAATCACATCCGCATCCATGAACGGTATTGGCACAACACCACTTGGTCCTGTTGAAGGAACATGGGTCGTTGGCTTCTTCCGTGATGGCAAAGACGCGCAAGAGCCTGTCGTAATGGGTACAATCGGAGGTATACCAGAAGTTGTATCGGATACTACTGTGGGTTTCAATGATCCAAATGGCGTTTATCCCGCCGTCGTTTCTGAGCCTGACACCAACAGGCTAGCGCGGGGTGAGACAAGAACCGCAACTGTCAACGGTACCGTAGATAAGCCTCGTGAGACATCCGTATCCGTAGCTAATGGTGGTACCGCATGGTTAGAGCCTGAAGATCCATACGCCGCTGTTTATCCCTCTAATCATGTTCGCGAGAGTGAATCAGGACATATCGAGGAATGGGACGATACATCAACCGCAGAGCGCCTTCACAGGTACCACAAATCAGGTACGAGAGAAGAGATACATCCAAACGGCGACCGTGTGGTCCGTGTGGTTGGTAAGGATTACGAAGTCATTATATCAGATAAAAACGTCCTTGTCAAGGGAAGTGTTAATCTAACCGTTGACTCCGACTGTAGGACGTATATCAAGGGTGATTGGCAAATTCAAGTAGATGGCGACAAGTACGAACATATCGTTGGCGATACCACCCTGATAGTTGGTGGTGATTTAGATGAAGTGGTTACGGGTGACCAGACAACAGCCGTTGGTGGTGATTTAGATGAAGTGGTTACGGGTGACCAGACAACAGCCGTCACTGGAATCATAGACATAGATGCAAGAAGAGTGTATATTAACTAATGCCTGGAGCGACTAAAGATGATGATACCGCAGGCGGTGATATCGTAGCATCTGCTACCAAAACCTACGTTAATGGATTAAGGTGTGCCCTTCATGGAGATGCCGTAGTACCTCATGGACCACCACCCCATAAAGCCGCAACGATGATTGCTGGTACGAATAATGTCTTCATAGAGGGTAAAGCCGCTGTGAATCTTGGTGATCCTGCAACTTGTGGTCATTCCGCAACTGGATCAACTACAGTTTTCATTGGTGATTAAAACATCTTATTCATAAGGGTACATACCTATTATAACATACACCACAGTGGTTGTCAAGTAAAATCGTTATAAATAGTAGATAAAAGGACTATTATGCCAATACTAACAGATATCATATATTCAGATTTTACAACAGCATTCACGGCACATCCCGTGAGTGGTGACCTTGCACGAATCACGAATGATGAAGCCATTATCCGATCTGTTAAGAATATTGTATTCACTCAATTCTATGAGCGTCCGTTCAGGCCATCGCTCGGTTCAGACGTCCTACGCTACCTGTTTGAGAATTTCAGTGTATTTACCTCTGAAAACCTCACAGAGGCAATCACAGAAGCCATTGAGAACAACGAGCCCAGAGTAACCCTTATGAACGTCCATGTAAGTGAAACGGTAGACGATAATAGGCTCAGGGTTAGCATTGTGTTTAGGATCAGAAACAACACCGATCCGACCAATGTTCAGGTTTATTTAGAAAGGGTCCGTTAAGAGATGACCACAGCCAATTCCGCACTTCAAGTTACCGAACTGGATTTCGATGAGATAAGAGCAGGTCTAAAGACTTTCCTTAGCTCACAAACCACGTTTCAGGACTACGACTTCGACGGCTCTAACATGTCTATCTTGTTGGACCTACTTGCATACAACACCCATTACAATGCTTATTACACTAACATGGCAGCTAATGAAATGTTTCTCAAATCAGCACAACTTAGAAATAACGTTGTGGAGAGAGCAGCGGAGTT